AGTTTGAGAGCGAAGTCGGGCATGGTGATCAGAGTCCGGATGGCATGAGATTCATGCGAGAGTTGAAGTCTCGTGCGCCAGTCTGCGGGCGAGCCAGATTTGACTGGAGGTGGTCAAACACAACGTCAGCCAGCAGCCGACCATCCCTCAGAACCAGCTTGATGTCGGAGCGCTGCTCGGGTTGTGGCCCCGCAATAGAGCGTCTGAACCAAGCGCGCCCCAGCTCACCCGAATCCATGCGCTCCTGCGCTCCTGCACTTAGCTTCACGCCTCCACCTCGCTTCACCGAATCCAACTCGGCTTGCGTGTAACCGCCTGTGGCCGCCAGCTTCGTTCTATCCACTCCAGTGATGAGGTCCCAAAGCTGGGACTTCTTGCCGCCTGTCATTGAGTGGATCACGGAGTCCGTGGGGGCGCGGAGCGCGGTACCGATTCCCCAACCGAACACACCGGCTCCGACGACGCGCGCAGCGGGGCCTGTTAGCAATCCTGCAGCCGCCCTTGTGAACGACGAGCCGAGAAAACCACGTCCTACCTGGCCGCCCAGCGTCGGCAAACTTGAAGCGGCCGATTTGATGAACTTCAACGCCGTGACAAACACCATGATGGCTGTTGTCGCTCCGGGAAACTCCTGTGCAAGGTGTGTGATGTTGCCAATCAACCCATTGAACTTCTCCAACGCCGAGATCACCAACGGCAGGATATGTTCGCCAAGCGCGATATTAAGGTTCACTTTCTTGGCTTCGTAGTCCTTGAGTTTCCCTTCGAACCCTTCGTTTTCCTTTTCGTAAAGCTTGGCACCCCCCGGGCCTGTACTGGTTTTCGCGAGGTACGACGCGGCTCGCTCCTTCTCGTGCTGAAGCTGCTCCAGGATGTTCTTCTCCCCCTTCATGCCGAGCATGCTGCCCAGCTTGGTGTTGAGACTGTCCCCGGTATATCCGCTCTTGCGCAACGCCGGCACGATCACATCCAACAAGTACTGAAGCGGATTCTTCGCGAAGTCTTCCGCTTCCTTGCCCTCCATTGCATCCACGCTGGTGATGCGTCCAGCCTTGTCGCGGTGCACCGCCTTCGGGTCAAGCAACTTCACGCGCTCCAGCTCATGCGCGACCGCAGCCGACATGCTTCCTGCCGCCCAGCCTTGTAGTGCGGAAATGGCATCAACGCCGGCCTTCGAGCCGCCATTGGCCTGCATGAACTGCTTCAGCCCGAACGCCGCAGCCTCAGCCGGCTTCAGTGCGCCGGACAACTTGCCTCCCTGCATCGCTTCGAGGTAGTCCTTCGGTAGCACACCGCCGCCACTGGCCATCGCCGTATTGACGAGCATGTTGAAGGTCTCTTCCACCTTCTTCGTATCGATCTTGCCGTCTCCGCCGATCACGCCGTCGCGCATCTGTGCAACCTTTAGCGCAGAGAGCGCCATGCTGTCCAGTTGCGTGCCGTCCTTGACGCCGGTTGCCGCGCCAAAGGCCGTCCTAGCCTGGGCCAGCAGTTTCGTCACGTCCTGCGCCTGGGCCGAGTTCTGCAGAATGGTCTGGGCTCCGCCAAAGAGCTGTCCGACATCCGTGAGCGACATGCCCTTGATGTCCAGCCCTCTGAGGAACTTCTCGTTCGCCGTTGCGGCGCCAGGGTCAAAGCGGCTGATACGCTCGAGTACTGCGTGGTATTTCGAAGCAGCATCCACCTGTTTGTCCCACATGTGGGCGGCCTCGTTGCCGGCCTTGAACAGGCCGCTGCCGAACTCCGTCAGCTTCTTGACCTTCTCCAGCCGGGTCTCCAACTTCTCCGCACTCTTGTTGACGGATTCAAACTGCGCGGCGATCGACAGCAACCCACGCGAAACGTTATCCACCAACGCAATCTGTATCCCAATCTTGTAAGCATCGAGGCTCATAGGAATCCTTGTTCGTCTGTTGAGGCCACCGATCTCACGTGTGCGCGTTTGCGGTGGGATCGATCGGGCGGCCCTCCAGCGCCGCCGTCACTGCATCGCCCACGCTCTTTTGCACTGCGTCGGCGTGCTCGCTCGCCACCACAGCCAGGAAGGGGTGCGGTGGCGTCTGCGCACTGCCTAGCTCCACGACGACAGCCTGGTTGGCGTTGGAGCCGATGGCCGCCTCCAACCCTTTAACCTCGCTGCCGATGGAATCACGCAGTGCATTCACGCGCGCCGCCTCGGTCATGCCAGCAGCCACTGCACTCTCCACGGCCTTGGCGCGCGCCGCCAGCTCCATTGCCGCAACGGCTGCAGCCAGCCCCTGCGACAACGCCTCCGGCAGCCGCGCCTCCAATTCGGTCAGGCGACGCACCATCTCAGTCAACGAGAGGTTCATTCGCGCTCCTTGAAAGACATCGTCCTCAGGTCGAACTCCGCGCCATGGAATTCGCTGCATTTGATGGCCATCGCCTGCCGCATGGTGTCGTCCAGTGAAAACGCCACGTCGAACGGAACACCGTTATGCACGAGCCACATTGCCTCGTGAAACGGGCCGTTCGTCAGGAGTTTTTTAGCTCGGACTCCGACGTGGCAACGTTGAGGAAGGTGGCCGCCACACCGCGCTGCGCAGCTTCATTGCCTTCGTCGCTCAGGCGTTGATACAGCGCACGCAACTGGGCTTCCGAGGCAGGCGTCGGCACCGGATCACCATCGATGGCGCAGACGAACTTCAGGTGCGCGACCTCGGCCAGGTAGAGCATGTTCAGCTCGCTGCCGCCCGCGGCCTTGGCAAAGTCGAGGTTCGCAAGCGGGCTCGGTTTGCGCAGCGTGATCTTGCGGCCCAGTGCATCGTCGACCACCGCTTCTTTCGCGGCGGCCTTGATGATCTGTTCAGACGGAGTGATGGTCACGTTGGTCATCAGGACACCTTGATGCGGCGCGAGGCCACGAAGTTGACGGATTGCTTGATGGTGGCATCGCCCGCGCGGTTGCCGGCATCGGCCAGCGTCATGAGCACACCGTCATAGCGGAACTGCGAGACCGAGCCATTGGCTTCCTGGATCGTTTCGTAGATCTGCGCGGGGGCTTCGTTCACGCCTGCGTAATAGCCCGCTTCGAGTTGCGCGAAGTAGTTGTCGAGCGTGGCGTCCTGGCGCTCTACGTCGAACGAACCTGACCAGCCGTCGAAGAAGCGCACATGGTCAGTAATACCGTCCAGGCGCTTGACGCGCACGTCGGTCACGTCCTGCTTGCTCTTGAAAGCCGTGATCTTGTTCGGTTGTAGCGTGCCGCTTGCGGTCTGGATGACGAGCGTGTAGTCGCGGCCGACGGAGTAGCCTTGAATCGGCATAACGTTCTCCAAAAGAAAAGGCCTCGTGTTATGCGAGGCCAGAAGGTTGATTGACAGGTATCGGGTGGATTACTGATTCGCGGTCGAAGTGCGGATCACCGTGGCTTGCGAGCCTTCCACGTTCACCAGGAACTTTTCGATGACCGACAGGTAGACCACCTTCACGTCGGCCTGCATGTAACCCAGCGCCACGCGGTTCATGGGGTTGTTGTTGGCATCGATCTGCACCGAGAACGCCGGGCCGCCATTGACCGCGCCGATCATCCCTTGCTGCTCCATCGAGCTGAGGAAGTTCGACAGCGTGGCCGCCGCCTGCGCGCGCACCGTGGCCGACTGCAGCTGGCCGACGTACTTGCCCATGCCCGCGTTGATCGTGCTGGCGATGTAGTTGGTCATGCGCGTGTAGTTATCGCCTTGCGTGAGCGCGTTCGAGCTGGTGTTGTGTCCCGCGCGGCAACCGAAGTACGCGCCGCCCGGCACCGGATTCGTCACAACGTCGATGCCCGCCTGGATCAGTGCCTGCAACTCGGCCGAGCTGTAACTCTGGTTCGCGAACGTCTTCTGCGTGCCCACCACGCCGTAGATCTGCTTGTTCAGGCTGCTGTTCTGCGGTGACAGGTTGGCCAGCAGGCCCGCGACAAACCCTTGCGGCGACACCAGGCGCGTCACACCGTTGACGGTATCGAGCCAGTACACCCAATCGCCAAACAGCAGCTTGAAGGCGTACGAATCGATGCCGGCAGTGCCCTTGGCCGTGACGGCGTTGGCGATGGTGTCACCGCTCGGGCCCGTGCCGATCATGTAGATGCCTTCGGACAGGCCAAACGCCACCTGCGTCGGCCAGGTCGTCGCATCGGCGCAGTCGGCCAGCATGGCGATCGACACGCCTTGGTTGCGCAGCGCGTACATGCCCTTGCGCGGTACGGAGTCCTGGCCGAGCAGCACAGCGCCGGTGATGGTGGTCGCGCCATCGGTGCCGCCCGCCAGTTGCAGCGTGGCAGCCGTCGGGGCGGTGGTGCTCGCGCCCGCGGTGGCAGTGATGATTTGCGAAGCGCCGCGCATCACGCTGACGCCGTTGTTGATGGCGTTGGCAATCGCGACCCACAACGCATTGCCGGTCTGGCCTGCACCGATGTTGTCGAACACTTCGGGCGCCAGCGTCGGAGCGGCCACGGTCACCTTCCACGTGTTGGCGGCCGAACCTGCCGCCAGCGCCACCGTGACGGTGTTGCCCAGCGAACCCGTGTACTTGGCGGTGAACGTCACGCCATTGGTCTGGGCGATCACCGTGGCAGCGGTGTCGGTGCCGTCGGTCACGCGCACGCAGCGGAAGTTGTTGGCGCCCTGTTGCACTGCCACGGCCACCGCAGTGCCCATGTCGTAGGTGCGGTTCTGGATCACGCCGAACGTCTGCGCATACATGGCCATGTTGCCGATCAATGCCGGCGAGTTGACGGGACCCCAGCTGGCCGTGCCGACCACGCCGAGCACGTTGGTGGGAACGCCGTTGAGCAGGGTGACCTGCGGCGGAACAATCTGGACGTACAGGTCCGGAACGATGAGTGCAGTGGTATTGATGCTGCCCTGCTGGACGATCGGCATGCGTGCCTCCAAGTGAGAAAACAGAATGGCCGCACGAAGGCGGCCGGCAATAAAAAACCGCCCGAATGATTAGGGGCGGCGCGGTTGGTTGACTTCGATTACTGCACGATGGTCCGAACAGGAAACTGTGCGCCCATCGAGGCACCGGCCGTCACGTTCTCCACCCCCGTCGCAATCTGGTAGGCCATGTCGGTCACGATGGTTGCGTACTCCACGGCGTACCGCAGGTCCCGCCGGTAGATGCCATTGGTCAGATCGTCATGCTGATGGCCGCGCTTGTAGCGCAGCGCGGCGCCCTGGTCAGGCAACGTCAAGCGCACGATGCCCGAGAGCACCGAATCGACCTTGCCGGCAATGACGTCACGCGGCGCGGCGCCATTCGCCCACGTCGAGATCAGGAACGTGCGCTCTTGCCTGCGCGTCTCGCGCTGCACGGTGCCGACCCCACCCACGCGCGGCGAGATATACGTCGCATTCGGAATGGTGATCGACGTGCCAGCAGCCGTTGCCGGTTGATCGACCGCCACCAGCGCAGCGAGCGCCACCGCGATGCTGGCCGGCGTATCGCTGGCCTGCGCGGCGTAGGCATACGCCCGGCCATCCACGAGCAGCACAACGTTCTGCGGCGTGCTGACGGCGCCGTTCACCATGACGGTTTGTGCGGCCACGCTCAAAGCCAGCGTGTTGGTCGGCGATGCGGCCACGGTCCAGTCGGAGAACGCGGTGTTCGCATGCCGTTGATGACTCGTGGTCGGAAAGACCGAGACGTGCGCCTTGTTGGCCTGCAGGTCGGTCTTCAGTTGCGTCATGTTGGGCCAGCCGCTGTAGACCACCACCGGATTGCCCGTGATCGACGGCTGGCTGATTCCGTTCGGATAAACCACGCTGGTGACGAGCGTGACGAGTGCATTGGAAACATCGGAGAGATCTGCCATAGGACAAGCGCCTTCATCGATGCGCGCAGCAATGCGTGATCGATCGAGTGAGTTGCATCCAGGATTGAGACAGCCGCGAACGGTTCGTCACCGTGCAGTGACGTCGAGGCAGGTGTTGCGTGCAAGTGCATCAGTGATGCAAAGCGGAGAAACAAAAAAGCCCGCTGGGTGGCGGGCTTTTCTTCGCTACGTCTGCGCTTCGTCTGGGTAAGTCAATGCACCCCAGTGGGGTGCATGTCTCGGTCTGAACCGGTTACGCCGCGAGGGCAATCAAACATCTGGGAAACAGAATACGAAGGGGATATAAACGGTGCAAGGGGGCTGAAGAAAAAAATCAGAAAAATTTTCAGGCGGCCATCGGAGCCGCCGCTGCGGCCTTGGCTGCAGCACGCACGGCCT